AGTTGTAGCAGAGCAGATACTTGACCGACAACTGACCAAAGATGAGGTGGTTCATCACATCGATGGCGATAAGAGAAACAACAGCCCAGATAACATTCATGTATACCCTTCGCAGTCAGAACATGCAGCATATCACGCAAAATTAATTGCTTTCTTCTTCAGTGAAGGAGGTGATGCCCGATGAAGTTCATACCACATGATTATCAGCAATATGCCGTTGATTACCTTCTTGAAAAACCGGTGACAGCTGTATTCCTTGATATGGGCTTGGGTTGAGGTAAAACAGTAATAACTCTTTCCGCAATCTTTGATCTCACACTGGATAGCTTTATGATTCGAAAGGTCCTGGTCATTGCACCGCTGAGAGTAGCAAGGGATACATGGCCAACCGAGATTGAAAAATGGGATCATTTGAATGGACTGACTTACACAGTTGCTGTTGGCTCCGAAGAACAAAGAAAATCAGCACTGCTCAAGCAAGCTCAAGTCTACATTATAAACCGTGAGAACGTCGAATGGCTCATTTCTAGAAGTGGTATTCCTTTTGACTATGACATGGTCGTAATTGATGAGCTGTCATCCTTTAAGTCTCATCAGGCAAAGCGATTTAAAAGCCTGCTGAAAGCGAGGCCTTTAATGAAACGAGTTGTGGGTCTTACTGGTACTCCTTCTTCAAATGGACTAATGGATCTCTGGGCTGAATATCGACTGCTTGATATGGGGCAGCGCCTTGGACGCTTTATAGGGAAATATCGTGAAGACTACTTTAGCCCTGATAAACGCAATCAACAGATTGTATTTTCTTATAAACCAAAACCTGGAGCTGAGGAAATGATCTATCAAAGGATTTCTGACATTACCATCAGCATGAAAGGTTCTGATTATCTTAAATTGCCGGAGCTGGTCATGAATGAGGTTCCTGTCAGGCTATCTGAGAAAGAAATGGAAACTGTCGAAGCAATGAAGCGGGATCTTGTTGCAATGATCAAAGGTGAAGAAATATCAGCAGCCAATGCCGCCGCACTGGCGGGGAAACTTCTGCAAATGGCAAATGGAGCCGTTTATGATGATGAAGGTGCTGCAATTCATACACATGATCGAAAGCTAGAAGCATTAGAGGACTTGATCGAAGCCGCCAATGGCAAACCTGTCCTCATTGCATATTGGTTCAGACACGATCTTGCCCGGATCAAAGAAAGATTTGCAGTTGAAACCTTAGACAGCTCAGATTCCATAAAAAGATGGAACAACGGTGAAATTCCGATTGCAGTCATTCATCCAGCGTCTGCTGGACATGGACTGAACCTACAGGCTGGCGGTTCAACCCTTATATGGTTCGGGTTAACTTGGAGTCTGGAACTCTATCAACAAACCAACGCCAGGCTCTGGAGACAAGGTCAAAGAGAAACGGTCGTTATTCATCATCTTATCGCTAAGGATACGATAGATGAGAAGGTGATGAAAGCACTGAAAGATAAGGACTATACCCAAGCTGCCCTTATTGATGCAGTCAAAGCAACATTCAAAGGAGGTTCGATGCGATGAATATAGTTTGGCACTACCTAGATAAAAAGTTGGCAGCGATCAATGCGCTAAAGGATTACAGCAACATGGAATACATCATTGAGCATACGGATGAAGACATCGCTACCATTCATGAAAAGATAGAATCACCGAGGAGTTCGGTTCCAACGGGAATGCCGAGTGCACACAATCCTAAGGCACTAGAGGATCGTCTGGTTTTTGGCATTGATGAGATTGATGTGCTTAAGGAACGTTATAGACAGGCCTTGGAGTACATGAAATGGTTCAAGCCCGCATGGGAGACACTCGATGAGGATTCACAATTTATTCTGAATGAATTCTTTGTCCGAGATATTACAAAGACCGAAGCCATTTTAAATGTAAGCGAACAGCTGCATATTGAACGTTCATGGGTTTATAAGAAAAAGGAAGATGCACTGCGTCAGCTGACGCTACTCCTTTATGGAATTTAGGAGTGGACAAATAGCGGACGCAATTTACAAAAAACCGTACTAGAATAGTATTATGGAAAGCTGCAAAGAGCCTTCGTGGAAAATACCGCGAGGGCTTTCTTTATGACCTAAAGGAGGTGTTTTATGCCGAGAAAACCAAAAAGACCATGCTCTCATCCCGGTTGTCCTGAGCTGACAGAGCACCGGTTTTGTGAGAAGCACGCCAAACAGGAAGCGGCACGTTATGAGAAATACGACCGGGATCCCCACGCTAAGAAACGTTATGGCCGTGCCTGGAAGCGAATACGTGACCGGTTCATTGAATCCCACCCTCTCTGTGAGGAATGTGTCCGACAAAGTCGAGTGACTAAGGCAACAGAAGTGCACCACATCCTTCCCCTCTCGCGTGGAGGCACCCATGACGAATCCAACCTCATGGCTCTCTGTACCCTTTGTCATTCCACAATAACAGCGCGAGACGGGGACCGCTGGCATGACCGGTAGGGGGATTAAATCTCTACAGCTTTTTGCATGGGGAACGGGCGTAGGGTGTCGTGTGAATTTTTTCATAAGTTTTGGGGGTATTAACCCCCACATTCAGATCGGAGGTGAATACATGGGTAAAAGAGGTCCGCAGCAAGGTGTAGGTGGCAGGCCGCGAAAGGCTTTAGCGGATAAAATACAGGATGGCAAATCGCGCAATCTTCAAATCGTGCCATTGCCTGAAGGTGACTCTGAAACAGGGTCAGAAATGCCAAAGCCTGCTGATTGGTTGTCGGCTTCCCAAAAGAATGGGCATCCCTTGATAGCCAATGAGATCTACACAGACACCTGGGGATGGCTACTGAAACACAAATGCAGTCATCTGGTACCAAAGCAGCAAATAGAGCAATACTCCATGAGCGCTGCTCGTTGGATTCAATGTGAACAGGCTATTTCTGAATACGGCTTGCTGGCAAAGCACCCAACAACCGGAGCACCGATTGCTTCGCCTTATGTGAGCATGGCACAATCCTTCTCAAAACAAACCAATAGTCTATGGGCTCTGATTTACGCGATAGTAAGGGAAAACAGTCTTACTGATTGCTCGAACTATACTCCACAAGATGATTTAATGGAGCGCCTATTAAGCGCCCGGAAAGGAAAATGATATGGATAATAAATTTTTAACAGCAGAAAGTGTGTGTGAAGGCCATCCAGACAAGCTCTGTGATCTCATCGCAGACAGTGTTTTGGACGCCTGTTTGTGGAAAGACCGCGGCTCTCGCGTGGCCTGTGAGGTAATGGCTACAAAAGGTAAGATAATCGTGGCGGGCGAAATCACCTGTAGCGGTAAAATCGATATTCGAATGATCGTGAGGGATACGCTGCGGAAGGTAGGATACAATCCGTGGAAGTATCTCATTTTTGTTTATGTACACAAACAGAGTCGAGACATCGCAAATGGAGTAGGAAATGCCTTGGAAGCACGAAGTGGCGACACTTCCTGGTATAACACGCTCGGTGCGGGTGATCAGGGTACGATGTACGGCTATGCTACAAGCGAAACGAGGCAGATGCTCCCTCTCCCGGTAGTATTGGCCAACAGCATCACAAAGAGACTTGATCAGGTTCGGCATGACGGACTTATAAAAGGGATCAAGCCAGATGGAAAGGCTCAGGTCACCGTAGAGTATGAGGATGGCAAGCCAAAGCGCATTAATACAATCATCGTATCTGTCCAACACGACGCAGCGAAAGACACTGAGGAGCTGAGCCGGGATATTTATTCACACGTCCTGTGGAAGTGCTTTGAGGATTTCCCTTTTGATGAAGAGACGGAAGTCCTTATTAATCCTTCCGGCAGGTTTGTTGAAGGAGGGCCTTCGGCTGATACCGGGCTGACTGGCAGAAAGTTGATGGTCGATACCTATGGGGGACTTGCAGCCCATGGAGGCGGTGCCTTCTGTGGGAAAGACCCTACAAAGGTTGACCGGTCCGCAGCTTACATGGCCAGGAATATTGCCAAGCATATTGTTTGGTGTGAATTTGCTAAACGATGCCAAGTCAATATTGCCTATGCTATTGGAAAGGCTGATCCAGTATCGGTCGAAGTGGATACGTTTGGCACAGGAACAGTTTCTGATGCGACGCTTCGTGAAGCGATCAAGGAAGTATGGTGCCTTCGTCCAGCAGCGATAATTGAAATGCTTGATCTGCGGTTCCCTCGTTATAAGGACACAGCGGTGTATGGTCATTTTTCTTCCTGCTTATACCCGTGGGAGGATGTCAGGAAATATAAGGAACTTAAAGAGGCGGTGATGCGATTTGAGCAAGACAACCAGTGATATGAAGTTGGTACCGATTCAGGAGCTGGTACCGTATGTTAATAATGCACGAACACACTCGGCTGCACAGATCACCAAGCTTCGTTCAAGCTTGAGGGAGTTTGGCTTCGTCAATCCAATCATCGTCGATAGGGATTACAGTGTGATTGCTGGACATGGTCGTCTGATTGCCGCCAAGGAAGAAGGTTTTTCAGAGGTCCCGTGTGTGTTTGTAGACTATTTGACTGAAGCGCAGAAGAAAGCGTATATCATCGCTGACAACCGTTATGCAGAGGATGCTGGGTGGGATGAAGAACTCTTGAGGTTAGAGATTGAAGGTCTTCAGGGCATGGCGTTTAATGTTGAACTACTCGGCTTTGAACCAGCTGAACTCAACAAGCTTCTGACAAACGACGAGGATATCCAAGAAGATGATTTCGATGTTGATGCAGAGCTGCAAAAGCCTGCACTCACAAAGACTGGCGATGTTTGGCTTTTGGGAAAACACCGGCTGGTTTGCGGGGACAGTACAAAGCCAGAAACATATAAAGTTCTGATGGATGGAAAGAAAGCAAATCTGGTAGTCACAGATCCTCCATACAATGTCAATTACGAAGGATCAGCTGGCAAAATCAAAAACGACAACATGGGCAATGAAGCGTTCTACACCTTCCTCTTTGATGCATTTAAAAGCATGGAAGAGGTTATGGCACAGGACGCTTCAATTTATGTGTTCCATGCAGACACTGAAGGTCTGAATTTCAGAAAGGCCTTCTCAGATGCTGGCTTTTATCTCTCGGGGACCTGCATCTGGAAAAAACAGAGTCTTGTCCTGGGGCGATCACCATACCAGTGGCAGCATGAACCGGTGTTGTTCGGATGGAAGAAAAAAGGCAAACACATGTGGTACTCGGACCGAAAGCAATCTACCATCTGGGAATATGACAAACCTAAGAAAAACGGTGAGCACCCTACAATGAAGCCTATAGCCTTGATTGCTAACCCGATCACCAATTCGAGCATAACAGGTTGCATAGTTCTCGATCCCTTTGGGGGTTCGGGTTCAACTCTCATTGCCTGTGAACAAACTGACCGCATATGTCACACCATCGAGCTTGATGAGAAGTTTTGTGATGTTATCGTAAAACGATTTATCGAGCAGGTTAGTTCTGATGAGCAGGTTTTTCTCCTACGGGATGGAAGCAACAAAGCCTACGGTGAGCTTGCAGTAAACATAGAAACACAGCCTGCAAAACAACAGAATTAACTTGATAATATACAGGTTTAGAGTGATATATGTAACTACCAAAAAGAAAGGTGGTTATTCATATGGAAATCAAATTTAACTGCACAGGCACTGAGCGTAAGGCATTGGTTAATACGATTGGCGAACTGCTAGAGACCAAACCGGCATACAAAGGAGCTCCAACCTTCGCCTACGGCATCGACGGCTTTGTGGTAGACAAAGACGGTGCACTTACCTTCCATGAGCACATCGACATCAACAAGGTTGAAATGCTCATGGAAAGGCTGGCAGAGCGCGGCTTCGAAGCTGAAATTACAGAGAGCATGACAGTAGAAGCTCCTTCAGAAGAAATTCAGGAACCCACAGCCTCTGCAAACGAAATCGAGGGACTTGTAATCGAACTGCCAAGGGAAACTTTCACCAACACAGCTTTAGAGAATCTGAGAAGATTGATCGAAAGCAAAGGGGAGCTCATTAAGAAAGCGCTTGGAGTAGATACTCTGCCTATTGAAATTAACGAGGAAAAGGTTAGCTTTCCCTGGTTTTCATTCCCGGTAAGCCCCGAGGAAATCAAAGCATATTCACACTTTATCTGCTCGCTAAGTGAATTGACAAGGGAACAGAAACGGGTGACTGCAAAAGTTAAGGAGACTGACAACGAGAAATATGCATTTCGCTGCTTTCTCCTCAGACTTGGCTTTATCGGCCAGGAATACAAAGGGGAGCGCAAAATCCTACTTTCTAAGCTTACCGGAAGTTCAGCTTTCAAAAGCGGAGAGTCCAAACAAAAGGAGGCTGAATAAAATGCGCAGCATTTCTCCAGAACGACTTCTGCAGCTTAAAGCAAAGTACACACCGGGAACTAGAGTGAGGTTGATTCGAATGAACGATCCCTACACCAAACTAAGTCCCGGTGAAACGGGCACAGTAACAGGAGTCGATGATATTGGAACCATTCATGTTTCCTGGGACTGCTGTTCGAGCCTCGGTGTAGCATATGGCGAGGATTCATGTGAAACAGTCAAAGATTGATGTGAGGAGGATAAACAGTGAAAGCACATTTTGTTAGAAAAGCCAGTACGATTGATGATTTGAAGGGTTACGAAAAAGAAAGCGGCAGTCAATTTGCTGTCGAAGAAGCGATTGAGCTTGAACCAGAAGAGTTCAAAGTATTTTCTGTGAACCTGCTTGACGACCATGACTTCATTGCAAGACGCGTTGATAAGATGTTCATGGATGCGGATAAAGTTTGGCACTGCATTTTGGTCAAGGCTAGAGGAACTGATGAAGGCATACTGGTTGAAAGCGAAGGCTACGATTACGCCCGGTATGCAGCCTATTATCCCGGTACAGAAAACCCAAAAGACCAGATAAAAAGACAGATTATTGCCATCAGGGATACCGGTGAGACCAACATGTTTGATACGCCGATGGTTCAGCGGATGTCTTATGAGCGAGGGTATTTCGAACTTGTGACGTTCATTGAAGAGTATAAGAAAGAATACTGCCACTTTATTCTCACCGGTGAATTATAGAATATAAGAAAATGACATTCAAGAAGCCTTTCGGGGCTTCTTTTGTCGTTCATGATTTGAAGGAGGTGACCGCGTATACGAAAGCTTAAGAAATACAAGCCAACCCGATTTATGAGTAAAGATAGCCATTACGACAAAGCAACAGCGGACTACGCGGTCGGATTTATAGAGTGTCTATCACATACAAAAGGGACATGGGCAGGAAAACCCTTTGAGCTCATTGACTGGCAGGAGCAAATTATCCGCGATGTATTCGGAACTATTAAATCAAATGGGTATCGGCAGTTTAACACAGCTTATGTGGAGATACCTAAAAAGATGGGCAAGTCGGAGCTGGCAGCCGCAGTGGCGCTCCTTCTTACCTGCGGTGACGGTGAAGAACGAGCTGAGGTTTATGGCTGCGCTGCGGATCGCAACCAGGCATCCATCGTTTTTAATGTGGCGGCTGACATGGTGAGACTATGCCCGGCACTATCAAAGCGAGTGAAAATCCTTGATTCACAAAAGCGATTAATATATTTACCTACCGGGAGCATTTATCAGGTGCTTTCTGCAGACGTTTCAAACAAACATGGATTCAACACCCACGGGGTAGTATTCGATGAGCTCCATACACAGCCTAACAGAAAGCTTTTTGATGTTATGACCAAAGGAAGTGGTGACGCAAGAATGCAGCCACTGTATTTTCTTATCACCACTGCCGGTAACGATACAAACAGCATATGTTATGAGATTCATCAAAAGGCACAAGACCTTCTTGATGGTAGAAAAAACGATCCGACATTTTACCCAGTGATTTATGGGGCGGATGAAGCGGATGACTGGACCGACCCGAAGGTGTGGAAAAAGGCAAACCCCTCGCTTGGAATTACGGTGGGCATTGATAAGGTGCGGACAGCCTGTGAGAGTGCAAAACAAAATCCTGCAGAGGAAAACAGCTTCAGACAGCTACGACTCAATCAATGGGTCAAACAGGCAATCCGATGGATGCCTATGGATAGATGGGATAAGTGCTCATTCACAACCGATCTCGATTCGCTTGCTGGACGCGTTTGCTATGGCGGGCTCGACCTTTCAAGTACGACGGATATTACGGCATTTGTTTTGGTTTTCCCACCCGAAGAAGAGGACGACAAGTTTATCATTCTTCCTTACTTCTGGATGCCTGAAGAAAATATTGATCTGCGTGTGCGACGCGACCATGTGCCTTATGACATTTGGGAAAAACAAGGTTATCTCAAAACGACAGATGGTAATGTTGTTCACTATGGTTTTATTGAAGCATTCATTGAGAAACTCGGAGAGAAATACAACATTAGAGAAATTGCCTTTGACCGGTGGGGAGCTGTGCAAATGGTTCAGAACCTTGAAGGCATGGGTTTTGTAGTTGTTCCTTTCGGCCAGGGATTCAAAGACATGTCTCCACCAACAAAGGAGCTCATGAAGTTGACGCTGGAAGTAAAGCTGGCTCATGGCGGGCATCCAGTTCTCAGGTGGATGATGGACAATATCTTTATTCGAACCGATCCTGCCGGGAACATCAAACCGGACAAGGAGAAGAGTACTGAAAAAATTGACGGAGCCGTTGCAACGATCATGGCATTAGATCGCGCATTACGATGCGGTAGTGATAATAGAGGGGAGTCTGTGTACAACGATCGCGGGCTTCTTTTTTTATAAGAACATTGAAGAACAAGAGCTTATTTGGAGGTTCAGCCAATGAATATACCTATTATTTCAAAGATTTTCAAGGCAAGAGACAAGCCTAGTGACTACTATACTGGTTCGAATTACACATATTTATTCGGACCTACCACAAGCGGAAAGAGTGTAAATGAGTTTACCGCCATGCAAACTACGGCGGTTTATTCATGTGTGCGGATTTTGTCAGAGGCTTTGGCTTCTCTGCCGCTTCATATTTACCGCTACAAAGAGGGAGGTAAGGAAAGGGTCTATGACCATCCGCTTTATCACATCCTCCACGATGAACCAAACAGTGAAATGACATCATTTGTGTTCAGAGAAACGCTCATGAGCCATTTGCTCATCTGGGGGAATGCCTATGTACAGGTCATACGTGACGGAGCAGGAAGGGTGCTTGGACTATATCCTCTCTTACCAAACAAGGTGAATGTTGGCAGGGACAAAAGTGGTGAGATTTTTTATACCTACGCTCGAACCTCGGATGAGAATCCAAACTTCAAGGACTACGGAACGGTGGTCCTTAGAAAACAGGATGTCTTGCATATACCAGGGCTTGGATTCGACGGCCTGGTCGGCTATTCGCCGATTGCGATGGCGAAGAATGCTGTGGGAATGACACTCGCTTGTGAGGAGTATGGCGCTAGTTTTTTTGCTAATGGAGCCAATCCTGGCGGTGTTCTTGAACATCCCGGTGTGCTTAAGGACCCTAAAAAGGTCCGTGACTCATGGAATGAAGTGTACCGGGGAACGAATAACGCCCATAAGGTAGCCGTCCTCGAAGAAGGGATGAAATACCAGCAGATCGGTATTCCTCCAGAAGAAGCACAGTTTTTGGAAACACGAAAATTCCAGATCAACGAGATCGCAAGGCTATATAGAATCCCTCCACACATGGTGGGAGATCTTGAGAAGTCCAGTTTTTCCAATATTGAGCAGCAGTCACTTGAATTTGTGAAGTATACCCTTGACCCTTGGGTGATTAGGTGGGAGCAGGCGCTGCAAAGATCTTTATTACTGCCCAGAGAAAAAAGCGAATACTTCATCAAGCTAAATGTTGATGGACTGCTTCGAGGAGATTACCAAAGCCGTATGAATGGCTACTCGATTGGCAGGCAAAACGGCTGGCTATCTGCAAACGACATCCGTGAGATGGAGGATATGAATTCTATTCCTGAAAATGAGGGTGGAAACTTGTACCTCATAAACGGCAACATGACAAAACTCAAAGATGCCGGAGTCTTTGCAAATACAGGAGAGCAATCTACCGGCGATTCAAACTTAAAGGAAAGACCAGCTATAACATGTCAACCCCAATAGAGCCCATCTGATGAGAAAAATGGCGATTTGGAACCTGCAATAACAGGCAGCCCAAAAAGAGCATCGGATGAATGCTCTGTGTGCCGATTCTATTGCTTCCCCTGCTCAGGCTCTGACTTCGTAGGGGCGATCCTCAAACAGGATCGCGAAGATGAGGTAACAGAGCTTTCGCGCCACGGCCCCCACCGCCACCCGGTGCGGCTTGCCCCGTGCCCTCAGGCGCTGGTAGTACTCCTTGAGTTCCGGATCCGACCGGGATGCTATAAAGGCCGCGCCCCAGATAGCCCGACGCAGGTAGGGCGAGCCACGCTTGGACATATGGGCCTCTGAAGCCTTGAATTCGCCCGACTCATGGACCTGGGCATCGATCCCGGCATAGGAGACGATCTGTTTAGCGCTGGGGAAACGATGGATGTCACCCAGTTCCGAGAGGATGACGGCACCGTAGACTGGCCCTACACCGGGGATCGTCGTAACTGGAGAGTCTAGTTTTGCCATATAGGTTTCGATCTGCTGATCTAGGAGGGCGATCTGTTCTTCCACGAACTCCAGCTGTTCAACCATCTGTCGGATCTGAAAAGCAAAAGCGTCCGTTGCGATGCGGATCCCCAAAGACCCTTGAGCGGCCGCTTTAACTTCCAGCGCCTTCTCTTTACCGAAGTGCCCTTTGGAACTCTTAGTGAGCAGAGTCGTCAGTTTCTTAGCCGACAGGGACGCGATCTCTTCAGGTGTAGTATACTGCAGCAAAAGCTCTTTGGAGCTCATCCCGAACACATCGCTGAACAGATCGGCATATTCCGGGAAGACCTGATCCAATAAGGTGATGACCTTGCGTTTGAGGTCACCTGCCGTCTGGACCTGCCAAAGCCGGAAACGGCAAAGCTGACGCAGGGCCAGTGTATCGCCGTCAGCGATGGCCGTTTCCTGGTATTCGCCAAACATCAACACCTTGGCGACAATCTCCGCGTCGACGCTGTCATTCTTGACCTTGCGGACGTGCATGTGGCGAAGGGCATCGGTGACGATGGGGTTGATGACCTTGATGTCAAAGCCCTTCTCGAAGAGCCATGAATAAAGGACGAGCCAGTAGTGGCCGGTCGCCTCCATGCCCACTTGAGCATTCTCCGGAGTTAGGGCATACTTATCGAACATCTTCTGGAGTTTGTCGACACCAGAGAGGGTATTGGGGATCTTAAAGGAGTTGCCGTCGAGAACCTGCCCGTCCTGGTCCAGGAAACACACTTCATGGGTCTTCTTGGCGATATCGATGCCAATGTAGTACATAACGTTACACCACCTTTTTAACAATTTTGCTGCAGCAGGAGGTCCTCCTCAGGACTTCACGGGAATCCTGCCTTGTTGGATATACGGGACGCTATCTCCCATCCAGCTTATTCGGATCCGGCCCGTGAAGCTGAGGCGTCAATCTTTCTTGCGAGACTTGATCTCAAGGAAGTGAGCGACGCCCTCAACTGCACAGTTCCATTATCCCACGTGGCATGGGGGAATAACAGATCATGCTGTCAGGTACCACGACTCTGACAAATACAATATACAAGGAAGTGATACTACGATATGAAACGAAAATTTTGGAATTGGGTTAGAGATGATACTGGCAGGGCGCTATTCCTGAATGGGGAGATTTCAGATGAAACCTGGTATGGGGATGAAGTGACACCGAGACTGTTCAAAGAAGAACTAGAATCGTGTCAAGGAGACATTACTGTCTGGATCAATTCCCCAGGGGGAGATGTCTTTGCAGCGGCACAAATCTACAATATGCTGATGGACTATCAAGGCAATGTGAAGGTCAAGATTGATGGACTGGCGGCTTCAGCTGCTTCGGTCATCGCAATGGCCGGAACTGAGGTTTTAATGTCTCCAGTCGCAATGATGATGATCCATAACCCCATGACGGTTGCCATCGGGGATTCACAGGAGATGCAAAAGGCCATTGAGATGCTCTCCGAGGTCAAAGAAAGCATCATCAACGCCTATGAGATCAAGACTGGAATGTCCAGAGCGAAGATATCAAGGTTAATGGATGCGGAGAGTTGGTTTAATGCCAAGAAAGCAGTTGAAATGGGCTTTGCTGACAAAGTACTGTTTGCTGAGGAAAAGTCGTCAGGTCATGAAGAAGAGTTGGAAGCTGTAATGTTCTCAAGAACTACAGTGACCAACTCTTTGCTTTTGAAACTTAACCCGCCAAAACCGGAGAATAAAGTGCCAATTGAACAGCTCGAAAAAAGACTGAGCCTACTGGCTCACTAAAATTAAGGAGGAAAACTTATATGAACACAATTCTTGAACTTAGAGAAAAACGCGCTAAAGCATGGGAAGGGGCGAAAGCCTTCCTAGACAGCAGGAGAGGTGCAGACGGCCTGCTTTCAGCAACAGATACTGACACCTATGAAAAGATGGAGACAGATGTTATGAACCTCGGCAAGGAAATCGAGCGTCTGGAGCGTCAGGCATCGATTGATGCTGAACTTTCCCGCCCTACATCCTCACCGATTACTAATCAGCCTGGAGCAAATCAGACAGGAGAAATGAAAAAGGGTAGAGCATCCGATTCCTATAATCAAGCTTTCTGGAAAGCTATGAGAAACAAAAATAGCTATGATGTACAGAACGCCCTGCAGATTGGTACCGACTCCGAAGGGGGCTACTTGGTACCAGATGAATTCGAGAGAATCTTGATTGAGGCCTTAGAGGAAGAGAACATCTTTAGAACAATGGCGAAGGTCATCACAACTTCCTCAGGGGATAGAAAAATTCCTGTCGTCGCATCCAAGGGAACGGCATCATGGGTAGATGAAGAAGGACAAATCCCAGAAGCAGATGATGCTTTCGGGCAGGTTTCAATCGGAGCCTACAAATTAGCCACTATGATTAAGGTTTCGGAAGAACTTCTTAATGATAGTGTTTTTAATTTGGAGAGCTATATCGCCAGGGAGTTTGCTAGAAGAATTGGCGCAAAGGAAGAAGAATCGTTCTTCATCGGGGATGGCACTGGTAAGCCTACAGGAATCTTCAATGGCACTGGCGGTGCGCAGCTTGGCATCACAGCAGCATCTGCGACTGCCATCACGATTGATGAGGTTATGGATTTGTTCTATAGCTTGAAATCGCCTTACAGAAAGAATGCAATATTCGTCATGAACGATGCAACTGTCAAGGCAATTAGAAAGCTGAAGGACGGAAACGGACAGTACATTTGGCAGCCTTCAATTCAGGCGGGGCAGCCGGACACTATCTTGAATAGACCAGTCAAGACATCAGTGTATGTTCCAACAATTGCCGCCGGAGCAAAGTCCATCGCTTTTGGTGACTTTGGATACTACTGGGTAGCTGACAGACAGGGTAGGTCCTTCCAGAGGCTGAATGAGCTTTTTGCTGCTACCGGCCAGGTCGGATTCAAGGCAACTCAGAGAGTAGATGGAAAGCTGATCCTTCCTGAAGCCATCAAGGTGCTTCAGCAGAAAGCGTAGGTGAAAAAGTATGAGTAACGTCAAGAATTATACAGAACAGGGCGGAGAGAAAACCGTCATTGGTGGAACACTTGAGATTGCAGAGGGTGGCCAAGTTATCGGGCTGCCCTCTGATTTTACACCTACCGCGTTTCAGGCGGATAGCGTTGCATCAACAATTGCAGGACTGGTCGTTGATTTTAACGCTCTGCTTGCCAAACTCAAAGCGGCAGGGCTTATGGCTACTGAATAATGAGGGGAGGTGGGTGTGTTGATTGTTACACTTGAAGAAGCAAAGTTATATTTGAAAGTCGATGGTAATGAGGACGATACGCTCATCTCTGACTGTATCAATGCCGCAGAGGAGCTTTGCGAGGACATCCTGCGTTTTCCGGTTTCAGAATTTCTTGAGGTTCCAGAAACAGTGAAGCAAGCGGTCCTCTATGCAATTGGTAATCTATACGAGCAGCGCGAGACCATGGATATGAAGTTGATGATAGAACTAATGACGCGTTTACTTTTCGCTTATCGCAGGGAGGGGTGGTAGGCATGAGCATCGGAGAGATGAGACATCGAATCACCTTTCAAAGAATTACTCCAGTGATAAACGAAAACGGCTTTGAAGGTGAAGCTCCACAGGAATACAAAACGGTATGGGCTGCAGCTACAAATCTTCATGGCAAAGAATACTTTGCGGCAAAAGCTGTCCAAGCAGAAAATACAGTCAAGTTTACCTTCAGGTTTTTGGAAGGGATTGATCAGACCATGAAAATCCTGTTCCAGGGTAAAAGCTACAACATCAATGCCATCGACAACATCAAGTACAAGAATCGATATATAGAGATTCAAGCTTCGGAGGTGGAGACTGATGGCTAGGATCGAACTTGAAGGAATGCAGGAGCTTATCGATAGAGTTAACAAGCTTGGAAGCCAGGGAACAGAGATTAAAAAGAAGGCACTAGATAAAGCCGGAGCCTTAGTCAAGGCAAGTATGGAGCAAAAGGCTCCAAGATCTGAGCTTAGTAAAAAGCACATGGCTGACAACATTCAAGTATCAGACATTGAAAAAGAAAATGGTGTGGATTATGTACAGATCGGGCCGAACAAGGGAGATAATTCGGAGTTCTTCTATTCGAAATTTACAGAATGGGGTACATCAAAGATTCCTGCTCAGCACTGGGCTGAGAATTCAGTGCTTGAGAACAAAAAGAAAATCAATGAGGTAATCAAGGAGGAACTGGAAAGGGGGCTTGGTGAGCTTGATCAATAAACTGGTCATCGATACATTAAAGCCTCTTGGCGTTCCAGTAGGGTTTCAGAAGTATTCTGGGGCAGAGGCAACTTACATTACCTTCCATGAATATCTTCAGTCCGGTGAGGAATTTGAGGAAGATGTAGAAGCCTTCACAGGGCACTATGTTCAAGTTGATATCTGGACAAAAACAGATTACACCGCTTTAACAAGCAATATTAAATCGCTGCTTATTGCGGCAGGGTTTCAAAGACTAAATGAAGCGGATTTTTACGAAGCGGATACGGGCCTATATCATAAGGGGCTCAAATTTTATTATTTAGAATCAAAGGAGGTCGACTAAATGGCAAGACAAATTGGATTAAGAGACATACACATTGCGCTGCTCACAGACGATGACGAGACAGGCGCAACCTATGCAGCACCAAGTAAGCTGGAAAGGGCAGTCAGTGCCAAGCTTTCGCCAAAGGTGAATTCGGAAAACATATATTCAGACGATACAGTGGAAGACATCATTGCAGCCTTCGATAGCGTTGATGTGGAAATCGAGCTCAATCAGCTGTCACTTACAAGCAGGGCAACCCTGCAGGGCGCGAAGGTAGTCAAGGGAGTTCTCATTGAAAGCAAGGAGAATATCGCACCAACATTGGCACTAGGGTTTAAATCCAAGAAGCACAACGGCAAATACCGATATGTGTGGTTATTGAAGGGCAAATTCGAACTGGCAACAGATGAATACGATACCGAGGCAGAAAAGCCGCAGCCTAAAAGTGCAAAACTCAAGGGAACTTTCTTTTCAAGAGATTTTGACGGGAACTTCCGCTTTATTGCCGATGAGGATGAGACGGGAATTGATCAGACCATTATCGCAGGTTGGTTTACAGCAGTACCGGCAGAGCCAACACCTGCTGTGTAGGAAGGGGTGATGATATTTGAAGGCAGCTGAACTAAAGAACAAGGGAATCAAATTCAAACTTGGAAACAAAGAATATGAACTGAAGCTCGACATGAACACCTTCTGCGAACTGGAAGAAGTCTACGGGGATCTTAATACCGCTTTTGATGACTTGCAGAAGATGAAGCTAAAAGCGGTCAGGGCGCTCATCTATGCCGCTGTGAAGGTCGAAAATGAGGAGATGACATTAAAAACCGTCGGTGAGCAGCTGGGTTTAAGTGATCTAGAAAGGCTCGGAACAGCCATCAACGAAGCACTAAGCAAAGCAATGCCGGAGGCAGAAGAGGCGCCGGGGGAAGCAAAAGCCACTTAGGTTCTGATACATGGGACTGGGAGTGGCTTTTCTATTTAGGAACGAATCTTCTTCAAATGAGCGAGGAGCAGTTCTGGAATAGCACCCCGAAAAAGCTACAGGCGCTATTTAAGGTTTATAAGACAGTCAACGGAATCGATGAGCAGAGTTCCTTTGATACCATTGATAATATTCTGTTCTAGAGGAGGTGAGATGAATGGCAAACGGCAGCAATACTGTAGTAGCCAGAGTAGGGCTTGATGACAGCGGATTCCAGGAAGGTGTAAGCAAAATCCAAAGAAGCCTGAAAGTGGTACAGAGTGAATTTGCAGCAGCCAGTTCAAAGCTTGGGGATTTTGGAAAGTCGACAGATGGACTCAAGTTGAAGGCCGATAGCTTGAACAGACAGATGGAGCTGCAAAAGGACAAGGTCGCAGCCCTTACAAAAAGCTACCAGGAGAGCGTTGAGAAAAAAGGCGCGGATGCCAAAGCCACTGAGAACCTTAAGATCAAGCTGAATTACGCTAACGCAGAGCTTGGCAAAATGCAGCAGGAACTCAAAGCGACAACAGAAGAACTGAAGCTTAAGAGTTCAGCCTGGTATAAGCTTTCTGAAAGCATGGACAAAGCCGGAGAGAAAATGAAGGCAGTGGGGGACAAGATATCCTCGGCCGGAAAGACCCTGTCTACTGCGGTGACACTCCCTTTGCTTGGGATAGGAACTGCGGCAACCAAGATGGCTATGGATGCTGTGGAATCGGAAAACCTCTTCGAAGTGGCGATGGGAGCTGTGGCGGGTGATGCAAGGAAGTGGTCCGAGGAAACCTCCAAGGCACTGGGATTAAACGCCTACAATGTCAGAAACAATATGGCTACCTACAATGCCATGCTCACCTCCATGGGTCTCACATCTGATGAATCATTAAAAATGTCAGAAGGGCTGACACAGTTGTCCTATGACATGGCATCGTTTTATAACCTTAAACCAGAAGAAGCCTTCGATAAATTAAAGTCGGGTATCTCTGGAGAGGCGGAGCCTTTGAAGGCTCTGGGTATCCTTGTCAATGACAACACCATAAAGACTTATGCATATGCAAATGGAATTGCTAAGCAGGGTGAGCAGCTTACCGAAGCGCAGAAGGTGCAGGCCCGCTATGGTGCTATCATGGAGGCAACCAAGAATGCCCAGGGTGACCTGGCAAGAACCATGGACTCTCCAACAAACAAGCTGAGGATTATGAAGGAGCAGGCGCAGCAGATAGGGATTCAGTTTGGACAAATACTCATTCCGATCCTTGAAAAGCTTATTTCTATCATCAAGCCGCTAATGGATCGGTTCCAGGGACTTTCCAAGGAACAACAGGAAATGATCGTCAAAATCGCCCTTGTGGCCGCCGCTGTGGGTCCTGTTCTCCTGATCGTAGGAAAGGTGGTTTCCGTCATAGGAACCATTACCACGGCTTTTGGGGCGGTCTCCGGTGCGATGGCAGCAGCAGGTGGGGCATCCGGAGTTGTAGGCGCAGCAATCGCTGCAATTACTGGACCGGTCGGTATTGCCATTGCTGCAGTAGCAGGCTTTATTGCTATATTTGTTTTGCTCTTTAAGAATAATGAGACCTTTAGAAATAGCGTCATCATCCAAGAACAGGATGTCATCCGACACTTCTCCAGCGGCTTTTACACCATAAATATGAATAGCGTATATTCTTACATAGTTCTCGTCATTGTAATCTGTAGCACTATATCTTATTCGT